CGTCCGTGGACGGCACGTATTACGCCTCGGCCGTGGATAACCACAACGCCAGCAACAACGCCTCGCTGAGTTATCAGGTCTATGACTACTGGGATCCGGCCCTGCCAACCTTCGCCATCCACCGATGCCGGCAGGACGGCACGAACGACGACGCCGGCGCCTACGTCAAGATCGAGTGGGGCATCAGCGTCGCCCCGCTGGGCAATCAGAACAGCAAGAGCCTGACGATCATACACCCGCAGGGTACCGCAACTCCCACCCTGGCCACGTATGACGCCAGCGGCACCCTGATCGTGGCAGCGGACATCGAGCACAGCTACGACATCACGGCCACGCTGACCGACGACCTCGGATCCGTGACGCGCACCATGCGGCTGTCAACGGCCGGCGCCATCATGGACATCCACAACGGCGGCGACGGCATCGCCTTCGGCAAGGTGGCCGAGCTGGCCGACACGCTGGAGGTGACCGCAGACTGGGACGTGATCCTGAACACGACCGACGCGCACAAGATCAACCTGGTCTCGGCGCTGAAGGCCCTGGCAGCAGCCACGGGCGTCAACATCTACAGTTAAACAGGAGGGCAGCACCATGGGCCTGAATAAAAGAACATACACCGACCAGGTGACCGTCATCACGGCGGAGAACCTGAACGAGATCCAGGACGCGATCATCGCCGCCGAGAACACGCTGGCCGGCATGGACACGAAGGCGCTGACCGATCTGCTCAAGACCGAGATCGAGAACACCACGCAGAGCATCAGCTTCGCCGAGGACGGCACGGTGCAATCCGTCACGCACATGAGAAACAGCAGCGCCGTGCGGACGGACGTGTTCACGTTCACCGCGGCGAGCATCACCGAGGTCCGGACCCTCGGCACCGGGCAGAGCCTGACGATCGTGACGGATCTGACCACCCTGCAGTCTGTCATCACCTATGCAGCATCATAAGGAGGTAAGAATATGAGCCTTGACATCTGGGAAGGCAAAAAAGCCCAGGGCCTGATCGACGCCGTGAAAGAGGTCGGGCGCAGCATCTCGGTCCGCGGCAATGCCGAGTGGGTCGCGCTGCTGAACGGCAGCAACTACAAGACGGTCATGAAACAGTGGTTTCTGGCCAACGGCTGCGCAGCCTACGCGGACCTGAGCGACCTGTGCGACACCTGGTACACCATGACGCGCACCGGCTGGACCGGCGGCGTGAAGTTTCCCATCCCGGCGCAGGACGCGGCGGCCAGCTCGGACGGCGTGAAGACCGGAGACAACTTCGGCCTCAGCTGCACGCCGAGCACCGAGGCGGTGGCCAACACGGACGACTATGCCAACCTGCCCCTGTTCGCGTGCGTGGACTGCAATGTCTACCTGGACAGCACCGGCAAGCCGCACGTCACGGCCATCGACGGGATCGCCGGCAACTTCAAACGGAGCGACCCGACGAAGATCGTGGCCGTGCTGCAGATGACCGGGTGGAAGCGCGCCTGGGTGGACACCACCGCCGGCTACTACGGATGGGACTACACCGACCTGCTGGACCAGCCGAACTTCCGGCCGCTGCCGGAGGCCATCGAGCTCTCCGACAACAGCGTGCGCCCCTGGGTCGTGCATGCGAAGTACGCGGCCGGCGAGAACTGGACCTGCTGCAGCGGGCAGGCGATCAAGGTCTGGAACGTCAGCCACAACACGAGCCGCAGCGGCGTGCGCAGTGCCTGGGGTAACCGGTACTGCGGACTGACATCCGCGGACGACGCCTTCATGAAGCTGATGCTGTACCTGAAGTACGGCAGGCTGGACAGCGACCGGATCCTGCACGGGTGCTGCAATTATAACTACGACTACACCCCGGCCAAGGCCGAGACCGGCGTGAAGCGGATCCTGATCACCACCGCCCAGGCGGCCAACCTGGTCGTCGGCAGCACCGTCTGCTACGGCGCCAGCTCCAGAGCGCAGAACAGCACCGTCGACCGGAAGCGGATCACCAAGATCGAGACCGTGACCATCGACGGCACGGACTACGGTGCGGTGTACGTGGACGTCGACGAGACCTTCAACACGGCGACCAACGGACACCTGACCACGATGCAGTGGTACACCGGCAGCACGGACAACGTCCTGGGCAACGACGGCGGCATCAATCCGACCAACGATAAATACCCGGTGAAGATCCAGGGCATCGAGGTCATGGTGGGCTGCTACGAGGTCTTCGGGGACACCATCCTGAACCACGAGACCATCGACAATGTGGCCGTCGAGGCCGCGCACATCTGCAGGGACGCCAGCAAGATCGCGGAGAGCATCACGTCCGACTACAGGGCGGCATCCTTCGGCGTGCCGAAGCCGATCTCCGCCGGATGGCAGTACCCGAAACAGATGCGCGAGGACAGCGGTCTGCCCGAGCTGATCTATCCGATCGACATCGGCGGCAGCACCTCGGCCGGCCCGCGTGACGGCTTCTATCTGGAAGCGCAGAGCGCCACCGGTACGCGAGAGTGGCCGCGCTTCGGCCGCCTGGACCTCGACGTCGGGTATGCCGGGTTCTCCTGCGGCGACGGCGGCTACGGGCTCGGGTACGCGAACTGGAACGTCGGCGGGCGGCTTTCGCTCACCGGAAACAGGGGTGAATTTCAGCCCGCAGCATAGCAAGGGCTGAAAGAGGGGACGAACGTCCCCTAATACCAGAAACAACAAAAGACCCGGCCTTCGGGCCGGGCAGGGATGGCAGATGCATCCGTCGGGTGCTCGGTCGCGGTGGCTGCGCTTCGGCAACCTGAACAACGGCGTCGGGAATGCCGGGTTCTCCTGCGGCAACGGCAACAACGGGCTCGGGAACGCGAACTGGAACATCGGCGGGCGGATTTTTGAATAATGTTTGACGCAACAAGAGATGAGAGCGGTCGCTCTCGCGCACTGTCTTTTCCGCGCTGCGGCGAAAATGCGTCGTACCGGCACCGGGGACGGGAGACCGCTTCCCGGATGCGCGGCGGGTACCTGGCCGCGCATGGGCTTAGTAGATGAAACCGAAAGGCCCTGAGATTCAAAAAGACTTGGAGGGAAATCCCTTGAAAACCTATTGCAAGCACGCCGACCCGACCGACCTGCAGGTCATTGAGCGCTACGCCTACGAGGCCATGTCCGGCAAGCTCAAGCGTAAGGACTACAGCGAGTTTGTGGCCGGCTACTGCGCGCTCAGCGCCAAGGAGATCCGCAGACGGGCGCGGGCGGCTATCACCGGATACCCGGAGCTGGAGAAGGCGCTGCACTTTATTGCGCTGGAGATCGCAGGCCGAATCCGCGCCCGGCAGCTCGACCTGCCGCCCGTGCGTTATTCTGAGCGCCATGACGGTATGTGTCACAAGGTGCGCCGGATCGGGCTCATGAGCGTTATGCAGCAGTTGATGGAGCATGTGGCCGTCGGCTGCATGTCGGAGCTCTGGGAGGCCAAATACGAATACCATCAATATGCCAGCATCCGCGGCAAGGGTCAGCTCAAGGGCGCGCGGGCGATCCAGAAATGGACGAAGGCCGGCAAAACGAAGTATTTTGTCAAGCTGGACATCCGCAAGTGCTTTCAGAGTATCACCCGCGAGACGGCTATGCGTTGGCTGGAGCGCGACATCGGCAAGAATCGTCTGCTCCTGTGGTTTGTAAACGAGCTGCTGAGAATGCATGGCGACGGCCTGATTATCGGGAGTCTGCTGTCTCAGTTCCTCTGCAATTACTTTATGAGCTACGCCTACCGCTTTGTCATGAGCCTGCACAAGACGAGGCGCGGCAAATCCGTCCGGCTCGTCAGCTGCGCCCTGTTCTACATGGACGACATACTCCTGACCGGGCTGGATCGGCGGAACCTTGTCATGGCGGCACGGCGGCTAAACCGCTTCATGCGGGAGAGCTTTGGCCTCGCCATCAAGGCAACCTGGAACGTGCGCCGGCACGAGGACGCACCCATCGACATGATGGGCTACGTCATCACGGCAAAAGGCAGGCTCAAAATCCGGCGGCGTGTTTTTCTGCGCGCCCGCCGCAGCTACCGCAAAGCATGGCGCGGCGACCGTACGCGCATCACCCTGTACCGCATCGGCGCGTACTACGGTTATTTCAAGGCGGCACGGATCCACCACCTGAGACCCGCCAGGTGTACGGATCCCGCGTGCATCAATGTTCTGGGCACGCAGCAGATCGCGGGAACGATTCTGGGCGCACAGATAAGGAGGGATCTGAGATGCGCAGCGTG